AGGCAACGAGATATACGTGAAATTTTCCATCGTTTAAATGCTATTGATAAGGAGATTGCTACGCTAAGTGCAACACGTAATCCAACTGGATGGAGAAACAGATAGAACTTTCTAACCTGCTTGCTGAAGATAAATTTAAAGAGCAAAAGATAGAACTTGCTAAGGAGCTTGCAAAAGAAAAAATTAAAAAGGAAAAGTTAGAGTCTGCTAAGGCAAGAATCAAAGAGTTAGAAACTTTTATAAGACACTGGGATACCTATGGAGTAACGAAAAGAAACGTACAATCTGAAACGATGCAATGCCTTGATTGTAAAATCCTTCTTGTCGAGGAAACAACTCACGAATGTAAAAATTACGATTTTTTGAACAACAACTATAGAAATTTCACTTGCTTAACATGCCCTTCATGTGGAGCTGAAGTAGAGTTTTATCGTATAACAAGCAGACATCCAAGTAGAAAGAAAAAAAAATGAATTGTTGGCACTGCAAAACTGAGTTGATATGGGGTAGCGACTCCGATCTTCCTATACCTTCTGACGAGTATGATTTTATTACTTTTCTTTCTTGTCCAAAATGTGAATCTTTTGTTGAGGTATATCACAAGAAAAAATCTGACTAGCTCTAATTTGTTGCTTTCTCATTTCAAGACAGTGTGAGCAAAAACATAAAGCAATTTTTTGTTCCATACCCTGTTAAGTTGATTATCGGCAAAGACAACAAAACCTCCCTTTTCGTGCAAGTCTAGGGAGGTCTTGAAGGAACTCTGGGTGATGGGGATTCTCAGGTTCAAGCCAAATGTAGCGGTTTTATATAGGATTGTGAAGAGTTATTCTATTTATGAGAAAACTATTCAAGCCTTTACTACCTCTTCTTTACGCTTATTTGCGTAGTGAAGCAGGTAAAAAACTGTTACTTGATCTATTGAAAGCAGCTTCAAAACAAACTACAAATACACTTGATGATCAGGCTGTAAACTTCTTACAGTCAAGATTATACCCTAATTCAACTACTACATTGCAATGACAAGTTACGATTCAAAATGGTTAGAAGAAGATAGGCAAAGAGCCTTAGATATGGATCGTTGGTACGTTCTTGATGGTCGTCATCTACCTGACAATCCTATGCACGGCTTATACACTGGGTTAGCAGCTAAAGG